GATCCCTTAAACCTTCCTGATCTTGACTTAATATCACCAGAACCTCTCTTTCTGTCTGTAACACTTCCATCAGCAAGGGTATCTTCGTCTACGACTCCATCAGGTAAACCTCCTACAGCTAATCCAGTGATTGTGTTTGTTGAACCATTAAATGTGAGAGCCATAATTAAATCACCGTATAAACTGAACCTGTAGGTATAGTGAGAGTTACCCCTGCATTAATTGTAATTGGACCTGCACTCAAACCATTACAAGTAGATCCAAAAGTAGTTCCAAGGGTATAGTCAGTTGTTATTGTTGTTCCGTTCTCAACTATTACTTTGTCATTTCCTCCACCAGTCGCTCCAGATGGTGCATCCACGAATGAAATAACACCTGCTCCGTTTGTTTGAAGTAACTGTCCTGAAGATCCTAAAGCTGTAGGAAATTGAAAAACTTTTGTTCCATTAGATGAAATAGCTATGATCCCTGAACTAACTCTAAATACCCCAGTGTCAGTGTCCGAACTAAATGTTACTGAAGGAACTGAGTTTGTTCCGTCTGGAAATGTACCACCTGCGTTTAAATAATCTGCAGCAGCAAAAATCACTCCGAAGAAAGCTTCCCCTGAAGCTGGTGCAGAACTAAAAACTATATTTGTTCCTGATAATCTAAATCCTGATGAACCAGAAGAATCAGGTTCTTGGATTACACCGCCTACAGAAATTAATAATTGCGTTTCATATTTTGGGAATGGAGTTGGTGCAGCTCCTCCTACTAGAAGAGAAAATGACGTAGTGCTTCCATTAAACGAACTTGAAATATCATCAATCGTTTTATAATCAGTATTCGACCTTAAATTATTACCTATATACGGCATGATTACTGAAATCTTTTATATGCTTCTTCTATTTTACAGAGACTAATTTTTAAGAATTAGGACCTTTTGTTGATGGTTGTGTTGGCCAGACAACATCATTAGGAGTTTTATCTTTATAAGTTTGAGGAATGTCTCTTATAACTTGCCTATATGCAGCCCACTGAGCCTGATCCACAGTAGCTCCAGTTGTCATTGTCCAATCTGTATCTCTTAATATCTGATCTCTCTTATTTCTGATGTTATCCCAAGTTAATTCATCAGCAGCCTCGGCTGTATTAGTTTTAGCCCATTCAAGATATTCTTGATAGTCTTTATTAGTTTCATCAAATGGAATAATCGCATTATCTTCTTTTCTTAAGATTTGATCATTACAGTCTTCAATTCTTTTGCCAAAATCATCATAATCAGCAATTTTTTTGTAAGTGTAAGTCATAAATCAAACCTCCGCATCTGCTTGATAGTGATAACCTAAAGTACCACCAGTATCAGAATCAAGTGTAAAACCAGCAAAACCTTTACGACCTAATCCTCGCATAGTAAAAGTTCTACCATTACCTGCAGAAGTACCATTTCCAGACCCAAAATTTTCTAGCTGACCTGTACCACCACTGAAAGGTCTATGAATTGTCATGGTAGGTGTTGTTCGCATTTCAACTTCAAACCTTGTTCCTAAATCCATTCTATTAGTACGAGCATCTGAGACACTACCAGTTATCATTCCTGAATTTACGCTTGCAGTACCTGGGACTACTGGATAACTGTATGATTTCTGATAATATCTTTTACATAAAGCAAGCTCCTGACTAAATGACCTATCCTCAAATTCAGTGGCCACACTTCCAAATTCAAATTGTACTTTTGATAATGTAAAAGTTTGAGAGGCATCTGCACTTGCATTTCCAAACCTTAAGCGAAGTATATCAGGTGTAAAAGATACATCTGCATCTGCTGGTATATCTACAGTTACTTCATATCTAGTGCCAGAAACAGGTGTTACAACAAGGTCTTGAACATCTGTTGTTGTTCCTGTTAAATGTGCAGCAACAGTAGCTACTGTATTTGCTATTGAACCATCCATAACTTCAACTGTAAGATCAACACCTCCAACTGCTGCGGTAGCATTAAATGATACTGTCATAGTTTTGCCATAAAAAATATCATCCCATTCAATTCCATGACGAACATCAAATCCTGTAGATGTTGACGGGTTATTTAAAGTCAATACACCATTAGTAACATTTGAGTTAAAAGTACTACTTACATTTCTTCTCAGATAAAACCTATCAGCAGTTGCATAGCCAGAACTTATTCCTGTAACACTTTGTGCCCTTTGATGAACTTTCATATTTCCGTTAATTACTAAATTTTTAATCTCTCCTACTTTTTTTGAAAGTTCCGATCCTAAATTAGAGGTTTTTACATTTGTAGATAGCCTATCTGAACTTACTGTTGTTAGAGCCATTTGTTATACCTCCTTAAGTTTGTTCTAGATAACTTACAGTTACATCTAAAGCACTTGCTGTATTAGCCCTTACTCGTAAAATATCGTTAGATTCTAAAATTACTTTTGATCCACTTATAAGTTCTAGAGAACTTCCTGCTGGAACTGGGGCATTTCTTATAAGGTGAACATTATCACCAGCAGTAACAAGAAAAACATCAACTTGAGCACTTGCTCCTGTTGTATTTGAAACAAGGACACTAAGAAGAACAATTGTTGCACTTCCTCCACATGTTACAACATTCGTATTAGTGCTACTAACAGCATCTGTTACGACGTTTGTTTTTGTGTCACTTTTGAAGGTATTTGCCATATCAGCCTAAAGCAAGAATTAACGCTAATTGATCAGAAAAAGTGGTAGAAGTTGCAGATAATGTTCCCGTTATAGTCACATTACCAGGAATTGTTACTCCTCCATTAGAATCTATTGTAAGACGGCTAATTCCTCCAGTTACAAAAGATATGGTGTCAGCAGACGGACTAATTAAACCAGTGTTTGGATCTCCTTGAAATTTCAAACTACAATTGCTGACAGATCCAAGTGCTAAAGAAGAATTAGATCCATCATTTCTTAATAATGGAAATCCTCCATTAGTTATTGCATCATGTATTACAACAGTTTTTAACGAGGTATCTACTGTAACTTCACCGTCAGCACCTTTAAATCCTGAGTGCTCTGCTGTTGTTCCTCTTCTGAATTGAACTTGGGTTGCCATAATACTATCCTAAAGCCACTGCGATTGCGGTAGCAAAGCTCTCCGTTGCAAAAGCAGTCGGCATATTTATTGTAACTTTGTTACCTGTTGCAGCTGTTGTGATATTAGTTCCCCCTTCTATATCTAAAACTTCTGAATTTAAATCAATAGCAATAGTTCCTGAATCAGCTTCAATATCTAAATCCTCAGCAGAAATTTGGGTATTTACATAAGCTTGAGTTGCTATAGTTCCGTCTGAATCAGGAAATGTCAATGTTCGTGTTTGACCAGCTGTAATTGATGCAGAGCTAAAAGCTCCAATTTTTGTATTGTCTGAATTATTTCGAATTCTAAATCCACTGTCATTTGTGACTACAGCTGTTGAAGTTATAGAGGCTAACCCAGTAAATGTTGTCGCACTGCTTCCAAGAGCAACTCCAGTGCTACCAATGGTTAACGAACTATTGGCTAAATTACTGTTAGCAATCGAAGATGCAGTTGTTAAGACAGTTCCTGTCTCGGCTGGAAGAGTAATGATTACATCAGCTGTTGATGCAGGTCCTACAAGAGTTGCAGAATTTGTTCCATTATCAGTATCCTCTTTAAAAATTATGCTACCTGCAGAAGCAGAAGATCCTGTAAGAACTGGTGCAGTAAGACTCTTGTTTGTTAAAGTTTCTGACCCTGTAGTAGAAACTAATGAGGCATTTGAAACAGCAGTATTAAACTGTGCAAAGGTTCCTGTTAATGTATTATTTGCAAGATTTACAGATTTATTTGTTAAAGTTTCAGAACCTGTTGTAGAAACTAAAGTTGCATCAGTAACAGCTGTATTGAATTGAGCAAAAGTGCCAGATATTGTATTTGATCCAAGAGCTAAAGTTTTATTTGTAAGAGTTACAGAATTATTTAAAGTAACTGGATAAACAATGTCGCTTGTTAGAGCAACAGTTCCACCTGCATCAGGAAAAGTTATAGTTCGATCAGCAGTCGGATCTGTAACGGCTAAAGTAGTTTCAAAATCATTAGCTGTTGAACCTTCAAAAACTATCTGTCCACTAGCAATTGTTATTGCATTTGCAGCATCAGCAACACCTGATATTAATGTAGTTGAAGCTAAAGACGTTAATCCTGTGAATGTTCCTTGAGTAGCTCCAAGTGCAACCGCAGTACTTCCAATAGTTATATCATCATTTGCTAATTGAGAATTAGGTATTGAACTGGTTCCAAAAACTCCAGTAGATGAGTTATAAGTTAATCCATTTCCAACTGCAACACTAACAGAACCTCTGGCTCTTGTGCTTGTAAAATATTCATTTGTACCTTCACTTAAATCGGAAGTACTATTTCCAGCAAAATCTAATTTATCAGAAGAAGAATTTAACTCCTGAAAAAGACCAGAAACAAGTACTAACGCCTTCCTAGTTGCCATTTAATATCTCGATCAAGCTCTATGCGAAGAACTTATTTATATTTATTTTACGCCCACCAAATATCAGGATAAAAGTATTTCAGGCTCTACTTTTATGATGAATTGTGCAGAAGTTCCAGCCTCTCCTACAGGTACTACAAAATGTCCAGCAGTAGTGGGTGGTGTTTCAATTATTCCTCCAGCACTGGAATTTGATAAAAAATATAAATTTCCAGCATTCAATCCCGAAGTTGCTATGACTCCTCTTACTAACGCACGAACTTCTTGACCAGCAGACTGTGTAGTTTCAGCAAATCCAGCAACTTTAGCTTTTTCTCTAGTATCATTAGCAATAGCTTTTCCTAATTTTCCATCACTATCTCTACAGAATAAAGCCTCTCCTTGAGTTACATTTTCAAAACATTCAGCTTTATACCCAACCACTTTAAAAACTATTTGGTTAGGCATTGTAGATCTTAGATCTTGTAGAGAACCTACTAATCCTACATAATTGGGAGAATAAGGTTGGTTTACATCAACACTAGACATTATCTTAAAAGAATTGGTGGCTCAGGTTGTATTGAAAACTCTGTTGCGGTAACACTCTCTCCAACTCTTACTACTGCTTGACCTGCACTAGATGGAGCAGTTGTTGTAATAGCACCTGCAGTAGTGGGTGAAAGAAAATGTAAATCACCTGCATTTAAACCTGAAAGAGTTTTTATACCAAGGACGACGACTTTTATTGTTGCTCCTGTAATACCATCGGTATTAGCAAATCCAATTACCGTAGCATTCTCTAATGTTCCATCTGCTGCACTAGCTTTGCCTACTTTACCATCAGATGTTCTAATGAATAATGCATCTCCATCGGTTACTGCTTCAAATGTTTCTGCATCAAATCCAATTTGCAGAGGGGCAAATGTTGGAAAACCTTCTTTTAAATCAATTATTGCGTCAGTTAGACCTCTAAAGTTTGGCTCATAAGGTGAGCGAGTCATTGCAAAGCTATTACCAGTCATCAAGTCAACTAAAACCGTAATAGCACCTTCTATATTTGGTTCGTACCCTGTAGCCATAATATTTATATATAATTATCTATTTTAAACTGTGCCTACTATTATAATTAAGATATGGAACCTCAAGTCATTGCAGCTATTATTTCAGGAAGTGTCGGAGCCTTTGCTGGTATATCAAGGGCTTTAGGTAATTTTAATAAAAAATTAGATAGAAGATTTGAAAATGTTGAGAAAAATTTAGAAAAATTAAAAAATGAAGTTTTACATGATTATGTATTAAAAGAAGATTTTTTAAGAGAAATGCAAGCAGTTCATAGTAAATTAGATAGAATTTTAGATCACTTACTAAATAAGTAATTAGACAGCTTGCCAATTGTTAGTTGAAGACAAGTATATTTTTAAAGCTCCACCACCATTTGTATCCCAAACTAATTGTCCATTAACAGGATTAGCAGGTAATCCAGCAGAAACAGATGCAACTGCTTTTACAATTTGAAATGCAGATCCATCATGAACTTTAAATATATGAGTACTCGCTGTGTCTAACCAAGTCTCTCCTTTACTAGAAGATGTAAATCCAGCAGGAGAAGTATTAGGAGCAGTAGCTCCAATATGAACAGGACCTACTTTAATTAAACCTGTACTTGGAGAAGCAGTATTGTCTGCAAAAAATAAACCTGGACTTACGCTATTGTTATTTAATGCTAATTCACCAGCTCCTAATCTTATTGGGAAAGGTCTGTCATTTGCTGTGCTTGATCTACGAGTTTGAATCTGTACTGCCATAATTAGACATTTATATATAGTCCTGCATCTACTACTGTATCTTGAGCAGTCTCTGGATTAAATGTTCCAGCATCCATATTACTTGTATTTATTGGAGGATCTAACAACTCACCATTTATATATTCTCCAGCTTTTAATAATCCTGCCTCAAAAACATTTGTAAATTCTGATAATGGTTTATTTATGATACCAAATTTAATATCATCTAAAACTGTAGGGGCTTTGTTAAATAATTTATTAACCATCGCAATCATTCTATTTGTTGTATTAAAAGCTTTACCTGATCTATTTAAACCGCCAGTCTCATCTCTTTTTAAACTATCAGTTAAAGTCATAGCAATTACAGAGGGGTCAAAATTAGCAACATCTTGAGGTAAATTAAAATCACCAGTAATATTTTTATTACCTTCCCATTTTGTTGAACGATTATATAAAGCAAAAACTTCAACAGCTTCTTGCATTTTTCTTTTTTCTTTTGCCCATCTTTTTTCCCAACTTTCTAAACCTTTTCCAATTGGTTTATCACTAGGTTCTAATAACCACGCTCCTACATATTCGTGTTTCTTTAAATTTTCAACTGTTACATATCCACCAGTAGTTTGTGTAAATGGATAAACAACAGTAAAACTATTTGGATTAGGAACATCAGTAATTGTATATTCACCTGATATTGCATTTCCACTTGTAAAATTTAATTGAATTTTATCGTTTTTATTTAAATTATGATTCTCAAAATCTACAGTAATATTTACACCACTTTGATTATATTTTGCAGCTAACTTAAGTGGCTCATTACCTTCATCATGTAGTATTGACCACATTGCAGCATAAATATGCTTGCACCAACGTAATTGATAATATTGTAAATTTTGAAAAGAATCTTGTTTTTCATCCTCATATTCAGGTAACTCATAAAAATTATTTATTGTGACATAACCTAAATCTCTAAATACGCCAGGTTCATCTCTTCTTTCATCTAAAGATCCATCATTTTGAATAATATTTCCAGGTTTTGTATCTCGAATTGCAGTTACAGGAAACTTTTCATGATTTTTTTGACTAAATAAATCATAACTATCTCTTCTTGAGAAGTCTTGACAAGAACAATTCCATCTTAATTCTGTAGTCAAAAATCTTCCTACTGCAAAACCTCTATGAGCTGGTACAGTTGTTTTAGCAATTGTGTCTACAGTTTTTGCTCCATAACTATCTGCTTTTTGAAAAATAATTTCATTTGTAGTTGCATCAGATCCTGTTACTGTATATCCAACATAATCATCGTATCTAAATCCTCTTATCAATCTAAATAGTTTTAAATTACCTGAAGTCGTTCCAGTAGGTATAGTTGTAAATTTTAATTCTGTAGAACTGGTAACTTCAACCGTATATCTTCCCGATAAGACAGCTCCTGTGCTTACCTCAACAAAAACTTTATTATCTGTAGATAAACCATGAGCAGAACTGCAAGTAACAGTTACTTCCGAACCTGATCTTGAATATGTTGACGATAGTCCTGAGTCTCTTTCAACAATCCGATCTGCCATCCTTTCACCTGCTAAAAAGGCAACTTCTGTAGGTAATGAGTTTAGTTTTACTCTGATAAATCTCCAACGAGTATCATTAAAGGCAGTTGAATTATGATAAACAACATCTCCTGAAGTAGTGGCAGAATTTGAAGCAGTTAAGGTAAAAGTATTTTGTGTCTTACTTACAATTGTTAGAGTCTCGTCTGTCGCACTACCTGTAGATATATCTAAATAAACATCATCACCTGGGAAAAGTCCATGATCAGTTTTTGTAACTATTAAAGTAGTACCACTTTGTGAATACGTTGCATTGACTTGAGGTGCTAAATATCTGACATCTAATATTGGTAATCCAAAATCATAAAAACTAAATCCATCTGTATCTCTCATTCCACAAATATGTTCACCTAACTCTTGATTTGTGGATGGAAAAGTAAATATTCTTGCAGGTATAAAAACTCCAGGAAACTGTTGAAATGTAAAAAATAATCTATAGTCTCCTCTTCTATCTCTTTCTTTAGCAGTAGAACCTAATATTTGTTGTGTAAAAGTATATAATTCATATCCTCTTCTCCATCTAGTCCACAAAGAATCTTGATTGTAAAACTTTACTTCGCTTTCTAATGCATACCCGTCAGAACCTCGTGGATAAATGCTAGGTTTTTTTGGAATATTATCAAAATTTTTAAAATTATTTTTTAATTCGAAATTTGATTTATCTTCGAATTTTTTAAATCCGAATGACATAATCTTTAATAGAAACCGCCCTGAATATTACAGTAGAAACCATTTGTTAAAGCTGTAGCTCCACTTGCTGCTACATATAAAGCTTGACCTCTTCTCAACATCAATCCTCTCTGTTTTGGAGCAATTTCATTATTAGATCCAGCAAAATTTAAAGCTCCTGATTGTACTGTTGGGTGATTTATTAGTGGTAATTTTTCAGTTAATGTTGTACTCAATATTTGATTCTCTGATACTTGAGGAATACTTTGAGTAAATAAAGGAAAGAATTGATTTATGTTTGTGATTGTACCTGTGCTAACAAGATAAAAACAGAAATCTATAGGTAAAGTTACATTAACATTTCCGTTTGCTGCTGACTGAGATGGAACAGTCACATCAAAAGTTGTAGAAGTAAAATTAGCAGATTCGATAACTGTAAAAGTACCATCTGTTGGAACAGTTCCTGTGTTATATGTAAGAAAATCTAAAAATACTTTTTGTCCTATTTCTAAATTATGTCCACCTGATAAAGTTACTGTACAGACTGTTCCTGTCGCAGAATAAGTACCTTGAGTAGGAGTTACCGCATCAAGTTTTTGTATAGATCTCTTTGAATATGTAAACCAAATTTCATCAATATAAGCACCACTAACTGAAGTATCTGTTAATGCTGAGTCGACATCAAATACTTTTGTTGCATTACCGACCGCTGTTGGTATTAAACTTGTTAAGAATGATTGTCCAGACGAAACTGTACATAGTGTTGAGTTTGTTGCTGGGCGATCAACCATTAACGGTTGTTTGTTTGAACTACTACTTGCCACGTTATTTATTCATAGGACTTGTTTTAATTATATAGGAAGGCTTTTTTACTCTTTTTTCTTTTCTTCTTTTTTATCTTTTGCTTTAGTAGCTTTATCTAAAGCCTCTTTACGCTTTTCTTTGTCAGACATATCCTTACCATCTTCTTTCTTTTCTTCTTTTTTATCTTTTGCTTTAGTAGCTTTATCTAAAGCCTCTTTACGCTTTTCTTTGTCAGACATATCCTTACCATCTTCTTTCTTTTTATTTTTATTTTTAAAATATTCTAATAATTGTGGTGGCATTTTTTTCTTAGCCATTTAATCGTCCTCCTCTATTTCGATGGGAATACCTAAAGTTTGAGTGAATTGATCAGAGAGTCCAAGTCCTTTATCTGCTTTAAATCGATCAGGTAACTGGTCACCAGTCGTATAAACAGAAGGTGCTTCGCCTTCTCTAACTGAATATATATCCAGAAGTTTCTCACCTGCCATTCTAGTACGTCTACCTTTGAAAGGACTGGCTTTTTGTCTTTCTCTGGGACTAATAACATCTCTATCTCTTTTTATACCAAGAGTATAACCAAGTTTAGTTGTAGGTAAAACCATAACTATCTGTGACTATTTTCAAGAAGTAATCTCGTTCCTACAGCCACATCTGCTGGCCCTGGTAAAGCTTGTATAAACTCTGCACCTTCTCTATTAAACCTATATCTAGCTTGAGCTGGGTTTCTATAATTTGGAACATATAAATGCATCGCTAATCTATCAGTTTCGTAAATATAAATTTCTGTCCAAGTTTTTAAAGTTTCACGAAAATCTGAAGTTGCAACTGTTCTATCAACGTCACCAGCAATACTTTCTATTCTATTTCTTGGAATAG